TCATACGAACGATTTTGATTTGAATGCATTGCAAAAAGAACTTGCGAAACATCCAAAGGTTTATGGAGATATCCGGGTTATTGATGGTAAACTATATAATCATAAAGGATGGAAAGTAGTCAAAGATATTCATATTCCAGACGAAGCTGTACGAGATCATTCAGATCCAAGTTTTATTGGCGGCAGATATCGTGTATATGAAAATGGCCAGATTGTACGCACCTATATAGCAAATGACAAAGAAGAAGTGATGGTTGTGGATCGTATTCCAGAAGCCAGAGGTGCTGCATCAGCTAAAATAAATGACTCATACTTTGAAGGAACGCCATTGGAAATTTTAGAGTATCTTAACCTCGGTAATGCAGGTAGAACTCTGACAACCAAAGCAATAAAAAAGGTTGGAAAAGGCCTTGAAAAAGAAGCTGAAAAGCTAGTAAAGAATGAAGTGAAATCAGAAGTCGCTAAAAAGGAAGCTAAGAACGTTTCTCAAACAGCCGAAAAAAATACAAGTACTAAAAAAGCAGAGACTGTTATTGCAGAAAGAGTTAAAAACTTTGATTTGGCAGAACACCCTGTGCAATTTAAACAAGTTGGTGTCAAAAAATTAAAGGAACTTAAATCCAAAATAGACAATAGGACTATTACTCGAGAAGAATACAAAGTATATACTTGGAATAAGAAGTTTGCAGCTAAGCGAGATAAAGGTGTTAAGGCTTTTTGGAAACAAGAAAAAACAAGAATACTTAATGGTGAAGCTCCAACAAGAAATTGGTCAAAAGAGCAAGCACAAGATATTTTAAAAAATAAGAGGCCAAAATATGAAGGGAAAACGATGCAAGGACATCACAGTTATAGCGCTTCTAAATTCCCTCATTTAAGTGACAAAGGAGAAGTTATCTATCCTGCAACAATAAGGGAACATTTATACGGGTGGCACGGAGGAAATTATAAAAATAGCCTCCCTGGAAAACCCATTAAGGATATTAAAGATTTTTAATCTAAAGGGGAGTTATTATGATGGACTTGATTTATGTGGAAGTACTCAATGATTCAAATATTACTAAGTACATTTCGTTATTAAGGAAAACATCATCTAAACCTATTAAGGAACTAAAGCAGGCCATTGAATTAGGAAAACCTGTTATTGAATGTGATTATTATGACACGGAAGAATTGAAATTATTAGTAATCATTATAGAACAGCTACTCTCATTGGGAGCTAGCATTAAAATCTATGAAAATGACAGAGAAATAACACTTGAGATGTTAAAGAACCTGATCGAAACTTATGAAGGCATTGCAAAAGACCGAGAAGAAATGGATGAGTTACTATTTGGTGATGATGATTAATACTTATTGAATGATGAATTGAAAATATAAATAATATGTATCTCTTCTGCCTTGATTGGCTATTGCCTTTCAAGGTTTTTTATGTTTATATCCGAGAAAAAGAGGGACTTTTTTTATTCCATTTTCTCATACGATAGAGGCAAGAAAAACGAACGCGAATATCGAGTCCAAGAAGGTGCGCCTACGGATCCTGATCTTACAGCATCTTCGCTGTTTGTTTGGTGTCCGTTTTTTATTTTCGCAACTTTTCAGTCACACCCCGCGATCACTAGGGTGTCAAAAGGAATCTGAAATATGAAAAAGACAAAAAAGTACACACAAAGAAAGCCGGAGAAATTCACTGAACGGGATTTAAGGAACCTGATGGATACAAACAAGCCTATCTACAAAAGAGCCAAAGGCGGGGCATTCAGACAACGATAAGGGGGATTGATCATGAATAAGAAAGAGATCGAAAAGTTGATTAGTAGCTATCATTGGATGGCAAAAGAGGTCCGGAGGTTGCAAATGGTGCTCTACGGTTCTGATATCCCTATGCGGCCGCTGGGGCGTTGCACGGTTTGGAGGCAGCTATGCCAAAGGGAAGCCAAGAGTCAGGCAGAGCTGAGGGATATAGATTTGAGAGAAGAACGGCTTTTTAAACGCCTTGAATATTTTGAGAACCGCGTATATGCGATTGAAGTGGCAGCCTCGAAAATCGAAGGAGAACAGCACAAAGTGATTTATGATTGTATGATGGAAGGAATGAGCTATCGAGCAATTGGTCTCCATCTAGGTATTTCGCGCGAAACTGTACGGAGAATGAAAGACGAAATAATCAACCAATTGTGCCAAGATTGCCGCTATGTGCAGTTGTTGAATCCTGAAAAATCCGTTGTGTAAAATGGAAGGCAGGACGGGGAGGCAGATAATCCTGGGTCTGATGCAAAATATAGTGAGTAAATGCGACTCTATAATTATGCGGAGTCGTTTTTTAACTTGCAATTAATTAGCAAGGACATCTTTTCATTTAGACCACATAAATATTCGATGGGAAGTCTAATTGCTTATTCCTCTATTTTTTTTTATGTTGTAATATAGGCTTCAGGAGGTCAATTTTCAATGAGATATTTATTACTGCAAAATTTAGTCGCATTCTTACTTCCGTATTTTATACTGATATTCTTGGGGATTCTTTTTAAGAAAAGTGTAATAGAAAAAAATGAACTTATAATTAAACATTATATTTTAAAAAATACTAGGGAAAGCTCTCAGGAAGGTTTGCTAAAGTTTTTCTCGAAATTTCATATAATTGATGTATTAAGCATACGCAGAATGAAAACCATAAAGAGTTGGTTAATAAATAAACATAGTATAGATGATTTAAAAATGATTAAAATTGCAACAGAAGATGAGTTTAAGAGGAAAGAGAATTTCTTATCACGTGCCACATTTGTTAATTTGTTTTTTTTACCTTTCTTTACTGGAGTTGTATCTTTTGTAGTTCCACTCTTTACATTTATCTTTAGTTTAACTGCTTTTGGTATTCAACAAGAATATATAAAAGCATCAGAGTCTAATCCTACTATGTCTTTTTTTGCTTTTTTTGATCTTACGAATCCAGATAATAATCAGTTAGAAAGGTATATAAAACCAATATTTAACATGGTGTATTATGATACTGTTGGATTCTTTTTTCAAGCATTTGCCTTTATAGTTTTAGTAGTGGGCGTCAGTTTATTCTTAAGGAGACTTTCTTTAAGAAATACTTCTAGACTACATCTAATCACTCAACAAGCTTATGAAGAAAAATTAAAAAAAGTTGAGAAATTGACTAGAGATATAATAGAGACTAAAAAGAAGTTAGCTCTTAACTGGAATATGGTAACGTTAAATGACTCAAAAGAAAATCTTGAAATAATGTTTATTTCTCCGGATAAGGCAGACTGCTTTCTTCTTGAATCAAACGAAGAGAAAGACATTGTGGAACTTAGAACTATTATAAAAGATATTGACAGTAAGTTTAATGAATCTTAGGCATCCATCGGGGTGCTTTTTTTATTTTCCAAAACAACACAATCCAGAAGGGGGCGGCGGTGAATGTAGATGGCCGAAAAGCACATTCAAGCACAAAAAGATTACGTCAAAGGAATGAAATACAAAGACCTTGCCGAAAAGTACGGGGTGTCAGGAAACACCATCAAGTCATGGAAACAGCGGCACGGTTGGGAAAGAAAAAAGGGTGCACACAAAAAAAGTGGGCGCGCCACCTGGTAATATAAATGCCCTCGGGAACACCGGCGGTGCACCAAAGGGAAACCAAAACGCCAAAACACAATGCTTTTTCTCCAAGTTTCTCCCGAAGGACACACTTGAAATCATGGAAAAGATTCAGGAGCGTTCGCCAGCCGATATGATATGGGATCAAATTCGGATTCAGTACGCGACCATTATCCGGATCCAGCGCATCATGTTCGTTCAGGATAAGGACGATCTTGCAAAAGAGTTGAAGAAACGAAAGAATCCGATTTCTCCTCTGAAGAAGAGTTCGAAATACAATTCGCCTGGGATCGCCACGCGACCTTCCTGAACGCTCAATCACGGGCTATGGGCGAGATGAGGAGCTGCTTGATAAAGCAATTCGACGCATTAGCCCATGAAGAGGACGAGAGGCGCCTCAAACTTGAGCAAATGCGCTTGAACATCGAGAAGACGAAAGTCGAAGTCGAGCGACTGAACGACAATGAAAATGACTCAACATTTGAAATTATCATCAAGGATAAACGTGAGCGATGATGGAAAAAGAAGTGAACCCCCGTTTCAGGGACTTTCTTTTTGATTGGTCGCAGAAGTTTTATTTTCTCGTCGTCGGTTACGGATCATCCAAAAGCTATCATGTAGCCCTGAAATTGATTTTGAAGCTACTACAGGAAAAGCGCACAGCTTTAGTCGTCCGGGAAGTTTATGACACGCACAGGGATTCGACTTTTTCCCTGCTTGAAGAGATCATCACAGACTTAGGGGCTTGATCACAAAATTCGGTTCGTCAGCTCACCGATGCAAATACGATTCCCAAACGGCAGCAAGATCATTTTTAAAGGGATGGACAAGCCGACAAAGCTGAAATCGATCAATAATGTATCAATTGTATGGGTTGAAGAGTGTTCAGAAGTTAAATACGACGGATTCAAGGAGCTGCTGGGGCGCTTGCGGCATCCGACTTTAAAACTTCACATGATTCTGTTCACTACCCCTGTCAGCAAAGGGAACTGGTCGTATAAACACTTTTTCAAAGATGACGTAAATCAGTTCTTTGTCTTGGGATGACGAAGAGCTGTACAAAAATAAAACGATCATAAAAAATAACACCTATTATCATCACTCGACAGCCGATGATAATTTATTTTTGCCTAAAAGCTATATCGAGCAGCTGGAAGACTTGAAAACTCACGATTCGGGCCTTTACCGCATCGCCAGGAAAGGTCATTTTGGCGTGAATGGGGTTCGGGTTTTCCGCAGTTTGAGGTATGGCCACATGATGAAGTGATGAAGGCCATTTCGAACATTGACCGCCCGATTAAGCAGGTAGGAATGGACTTTGGTTTTGAGGAATCCTATAACGCCGTTGTCCGGCTTGCGGTGGACCATAAGAAAAAATATCTTTATGTCTACTGGGAGTATTACAAAAGAGGGATGACGGATGACAGGACAGCAGAGGAGCTCCAAGAATTTAAGAACACCCAGGAGCTGATCAAAGCTGATTCAGCGGAGCCTAAAACGATTCATTATTTCCGGCAGCAGGGTTTCAATATGGTGGGGGCTCGCAAGTTCCAAGGTTCACGCCTACAGTATACGAAAAAGATCAAGCGGTTTAAAAAGATCATTTGTTCCGATCAATGCAGGAACACAATTTTTGAACTCAAGCCGCTGACCTATAAAAAGGACAAGCAGGGTAACATCATTGAAGATGAATTCAAGATCGATCCCCACACTCTTTCAGCCATCTGGTACGCCCTAGATGATTACGAGGTCACCGATCTGAAGGAGAAACCAAAAATCCGGCCGCGGCCAAATAGAGAGAGGAGGTAAAGCATGGCTCAACAATCTGTGAAAGCCACCGTGTTCAAAGCGAATACATCGAGCGAAACGACTAAACAGATTTATGAAGATCAGTTCACCTATCAAGAAAATGACATCATTGCGCCGCCTTACAATTTGAAGGAACTGAAAAGCATCGCAGAATATTCGACGATTCTGCAGCAATGCACTCATGCCTATAAGACAAATATTCTCGGCTTTGGCTTTGATGTGGAATACACCTTTGATATCAATGGGGATGATATACAGTCTGAAAAAAAGCAGGCTGCGGAAAATGACTGGACACGGCTTGAGGAATTTATCCGCTACCTTCATTTTGACGAATCGGCCGAAATTGTTGTCGGGTATGCTGTAGAAGACCGGGAGAAAACCGGGAACGGATTTCTAGAAGTCCTCCGCAACGGGGCCGGGAAACCAGCGGGAGTTGAATATCTTGACGTTAAAAACATGAGGGTGTGCCACTATACGGAGCCTATCGAAGTAGAATTCACATTTCGAGAGCACAATGAAATCAAAACGATGAAGCGGAAGAAAAGATTCCGGAAGTACGTTCAGATGGTTGATGGAAAACAGGTCTTCTTCAAGGAATACGGGGATCCGCGAATTATGAATTTGCGGACTGGCAAATATGAAGCCAACACTCTAGAGGAGCTTCAAGCTAACGAAGTCATTCACTTCAAGCTCGGCAGCGGTGCTTATGGCGTTCCCCGTTGGATTGGGCATATCGTAAATCTATACGGGGCCAGAAAAGCGGAAGAACTGAATTACATGTACTTTAAGCAAGGCAGGCATATCCCGGCAGCCATCACGGTGGAAAACGGGATGCTTTCTGAATCCTCTTATCAACAGCTTCAGGAGTACATGAATGACCTTGAAGGAACAGAAAACGCTCATAAATTCCTCCTGCTTGAAGTAGAGGGAATACCAACTGAAAAGGGCATTACCGGGGAAGAGGATGTTTCCTCCGTCAAAGTTGATATTAAGTCCCTGGGCGAAATTCTACAGCAAGACGCCCTATTCCTTGAATATGACGAGAAAAGCAGAAGCAAGCTGCGTTCTGCCTTCCGCCTGCCGCCGCTTTATACAGGGGAAGCACACGAGTATAACAAGGCGACCGCGGACACCGCTCGAAAAATCACAGAGGAACAAGTTTTTCAGCCGGAAAGAAAAATTATAACTGGTAAACTAAATAATTTGTTTCTATCTGATTTGAATATTTATCATGCTCAGCTTACTTTAAAAGGTCCAGACTTCCGTGATCCGATGGAGATTGCCAAAGTGTTAGGGCCTTTTATTAATGCCGGAGCAGTTTCGCCTAACGATCTCCGGGATCTGGCCGGGCGGGTGCTAGGTAAGACACTTGAAGAGTGGCCGGAGGATGAATACAGCCGGCCGCTTGGGAAAGCTCAAAACAATTCTTCTGGTCCGCTGCAGGCTCTTTTTCAAAAATCAAAAGACAACCGTTCAGAGGATTTGATCATGCTGCTGAAGGATATGAGGGATGTCCTTGAGGAGTTGAAGCAAAATGAATAAGACCGATCAGCTTTTAAACAGTCTGAACGTCTTTATTCGAAAGGCCGAGGAAGATGATGAAAAATCACTCGTGGAGGTTATACCTGATTTCCCCGGCCTTTCTAAAATACCCGGTTATGTCCAGGAATATGAAAAAGAGGTCGCCAGATTGCTCAGACGCCAGCGTAAGAAGTTTTTAAGTGGTCTGAATGATTTTGTAAGCAAAGACTCAAAAGAGACGTTAGA